CGAGACTGACGGTCACCAATTTAAAGGCGCTCGACACGCCGCCGGATTTGGTCGCAGAGGATAGGCCGGAGAGCTTTGAGGTGGCTTTTGACATGCATCGTCACCACGGCTGGGATATCTGCCTAACCACGCCTAACATTGCCAAAGTGCACAACATGATAAGAGAGGCGGCGG